TTTCAAATCCAATTAATCCTCGTCCTACGGCTACATATCCTATATCTACAACGGCGTATGTTTCTAAGATATCAAAGGTACTATCGCCATCATTGGCATTATTAGAAACAGAGTATACAGCATTTAGCAGCCAAAGCGTATATATTCACACATATGATTCATTTGATGCATCTACATTTTCTATAGAATATGAAGCAACGCCAACTTACGTTCCAACGGAAAATTCACAATCATTTGCACTCATACAAATTGAAAATTTACAGCCAGCAACTGGAGATATTGCACGCATTAAAGTTTTTACAAACAATAAAGGTACAGTTGGTACTTGGGAATTAGTTAATGATTTTGAATTAGAAGATACGGAAATTTTTATTTCTAGTACATCATCATTATTTCCAGATCAATCAATTGGAATATTTACATCTCAAAGCGTTATCAATACATATTGGCAACCTCATACATATCAAAATGGGTCTGAAATAACTCCAACTACATTGCAATGGATTACATCCTCATTATCAAATGCAATGTTAATTTCTAGTTCAATTAATATTACAGCTCCTAACTCCGTACAAGTTGCACAAATAAGTTCATCATATCAAGGAATTTTTTTAAAAGATTCTTCATATAAAATTTCTTTAGATGCATTAGGTACAACAATTTCTGCAGCTACTGCAAAATTATCAATATATTTATCTGGTAGCAGTTTTTATCAAGATCCTACCGATTATTTTAATCAATCATTTCCTGTAAAATTTGGTAAACGAATTGGCGAATTAACGTCATATGGAAATCAAAGATTTGATGATCAAATATTTAGTTTTGAAGCAGACTTTGATGGCACTGGTGTATTATTATTAGTAGTAGAATCAGGAGAATGGCAAGTTTCAGATATACACGTTACCACAGATAATGATGCCGGATATTCTCCTAATTATACAAGAATTAAAACGCCAATTCAAACTACACATAAAATTGACAATCAAATTTCATTTAAAACAGAATATTACAATGTAGCCGGAGTAAAAAGCAAACAAATATCATATGTTTATGATAAAAATTGGCAAGGCGGCAATCGATATATTGATGGTGATTATTCAATGCTTACTGGTTCTTTATATGTTGCCGATTCATTAAATAGTGGCGTTGCAATTAGTGGGTATCCTAATTCTGGTTTTGTTAGATCATTAGGATATGAAGGATTTGCAGCGGGATTTCCAGGATTTTTACTGTGGTCCGGTTCGGCTCTGCCAAATAGTGCAGGAACAAAAGGCAGCGCAGCATATAGCGGCGTTGGATTAGAATTATATGCTAACACTGCTAGTTATTTTCGATATTCAACCACAGATTCGGAAATTGATGTACGTACTAATAAATTCTTTTTTGGAAATAACAATACATTTATAAGTGGTGCAAACGGCAATATTGAAATTTCTGCATCAAATTTTCATCTAGATGCACAAGGTAATATAACCGCATCCGATGGACAATTCAGGGGTGTTAATTATGCAGATTTATATCAATTTCGTGTAGATTTAATTAATACATCGACAGTTAATGATAAGTTATCTACGTATACATATTTAGGTCAAACATTCTATTCAATAAATTTAACAGGAAGCTACGATCCAAATTATGGAGGAACAAGTCCAGCTATGTTTTTGCGTTTAGAAGGTACTCCACAATATCCTATAGGTGCAATAAACATACATACTAATGGATTTGTTGATTATGTAAAATATGCAACGATATTGATTATTGAAATTGCAACAGGGGAATGGTATTTTGGTAGATCTAAAGCCGACACCGGACTAGGTGGGGGAAATCCAAATGCTCGAGATGGAATAATTAGAGTTTCTGCAAATGATTGGGCATCTGGTTCGTTTTCGAATTATACGGTATCAGGAACACCATATACCGAAGTTTTAAAAACAGAAAGCGGTCAACGATTAATGTTTGCGCAAAGTGCATTTGACTGGAAAATAGAAGCTGTTACTGATTATAGGCATATCGCAAAAAGATTTAAAGAAGGACTTATATTAGATCCTATAGATTCATCAGCCGATCCTAGGATGCCATCAGGTTCAATTGCAGCAGAAAATGGTAAATTGATTGTTTCGGGATCTGGTGTAAATCAACATATATATTGTTATTTAAATGGAACATGGAAACAATTAGATTAATTATATTAACAAATATTTATTTAAAATGAACAAAATAACAGTACTATTTCCTGGGGGATTCAAACCATTAACAGGAGCTCATTTAGCATTAGCACAACGATATGCAGAATCTCCGCAAGTAGGTCGCGTAATATTATTAATTGGACCAAATTCTAGAGATGGTATTACTAGAGAACAAAGCATTGAAATGTTTAATTTACTCAATGATAATCCTGACATCATCATTCAACCTACGCAACATAATTCACCCATTGTGGCAGCGTATGAATATTTGTTTGATTTACCTGCAGATGCATCTGGACGTTATGCCATGGCAGCTTCTGCCAAAGGCGATGATTATGTTAGAGCAAAAACATTTGTACCTAATGTAGATAAATATGCAACAATTGGCGATAAGAAAGGACGTAAAATTCCTGCAGGAATTGATGCAACGGAATTAAGTATCGATGTAGATCCAGAAACATACTCAAACGGGACACCTATATCAGCTACTACAGTACGACAAGCAATTGCTAATAATGATTATGAAACATTTCGAGCATCATATCCTCAGTTTAAAGATGCAGTAGTTAAAAATGCTTGGCAAATCTTAACAGGATTACAAGAAGCATTATTTACAAAAGAATGGTGGGCGACACAATTGCAAGAAGAAGTTGATGAAATGTTTGCTGCTACAATGAACAATGCAGAAACGCGTCGACATAAAAATAAAATCAATAAATTAAACAAATTTTTAGATAAACAAGATGATCGATCATTTGTATATGATTTTGACAAGTTTCCAAAAACGGTTTATGGTGCAAGGCTAATGGAAGGAGGCGCAGCTGGACATATGGCACACCCATGGGATGATCATGGATTAACTTTTAATGACATGAAAGAAATAGTATCTCGTGCATTAGAGGGGCGTTTAGATATTGAAGCTGCAGTTACAGAAAAAACTGATGGTCAAAACATTCAAGTTACTTGGAAAAATGGTCAACCAGGATTTGCTCGCGGCAAAGGAACTATTATTAATCCAATGACTCCTGCAGAATTAATTGCTGATTTCCAACGCAAACAACGTGAATCAATTGCAAAAAATGGAGAACAAGCAGGAGTTGCATATCAAACAGTAGTAGATGCATATAGCGCATGTGCTGAAGATTTAACAGAATCATTGCAACGTATACCTGCAGATAGATTAGCACAAATATTTAAAAATGGTCGAGTATTTGCAAACATGGAAATTATTTATCCTGCAACTAAAAATGTTATATCATATGATAAAGCACATTTGCAATTTCATAATTTAGTTGAATATGATGAACAAGGCAATATAGTCGAAACAGATTTAACCGGTGGTGCAATGGTTCAACAAATTATTCAAGATGCAAATGCACATATGCAAAAAACATTTTCATTTATTCCACCTCAAAAAATTAAAATTGGTAAAATATCTAATTTTGAAGATCAACAAGCTGCATTCTTTAATGAAATTGATCAACTTAGATCTAAGTTCGGTTTAAAAGAAACAGATCAAATAGCTGAGTATCATAAAGCGTGGTGGCGAGATGTTATTAAAACACAAGCTGATAAAATGGGATATGAAATTCCAGAAAATGTGTTAAACGCATTAATAAACCGTTGGGCGTTCTTTGATAAGTCAGAAAGTATAACCACACTTAAAAAACAAATTACAAATCCAGAATTCTTAAATTGGGTTCAAGAATTTGACAAAAATGAATTCAAACGATATTACAAACAAAATATGGAACCGTTTGAAACGTTATTTTTACGGTTAGGAGCAGTAGCATTAAAAAATGCAGAAAATTTCTTAGCAGCAAATCCATCAAAAACAGTACAAATAATTAAACAAGAACTAGCTGAACTTATCAGAGAATTGCAAACCAATCCAAATCCATCAACCGTTGCAAAATTAGAATTAGAACTTAAACGCATTGAACGATTAGGTGGATTTGATCAAATTGTTCCTTCGGAGGGTGTTGTATTTACATATGGCGGAAATACATACAAGCTTACCGGAGCATTTGCACCTGTTAATCAGATACTAGGAGTATTGAAATACGCACGATGATATATTTATATTAAAATTGGAAAGAATTATGGCTGAACGACATAAAAGCAAGTATAAAACACCGAAAGATTTTGAGAAGTCTCAAAAACCAAAACTAAGAAAAGATCTTAAAGATTATACCGCAGATGATAAAAAAGGCGGAATGAATCCTAAAACTACTGGAGATATGCAACATAATGTTTTGCGTAAGCGAGACAAACAAATGCAAGATGACGGTAAAATGTATCCAACATATAATGATGATGATCGTTTATATAAAGATATTGAAGATGGCGATTATGATCCAAAGACTGCTGCTAAACGATTAAAAAAACGACAAGATACTGAAGAAAAAGAAACAGCAGATGTATTACAAGATAAAATTGAAAATTTGACTCGCGAACAACATGAACGATTAGTTAGAGAATATGTTCGCAGAAAAATTGTAAAAATAATAAAAGAGCAAGGCGAACCTGCTCCAGCTGATGCACCAGAAGCACCAGCACCTGAAGCGCCAGCGCCAGAAGCACCAGCACCGAATGCTCCGCCTGCAGACGCACCAGCACCTGAAGCACCTGCTCCTGCTACACCTCCACCTGCTCCAACACCGGCGCCACCAGCGCCAGAAGCTCCAGCACCTGATGCTGCCGCTAAGCCAGATGCAGAAAAAGAAGCAGAAAAAGAAATTTCTCCAGAAACAAAACAAGCATTAGATGTTGATCGATTTGTTAAACATTTAAATAAACGAGATGGAAATATAGCTAAAGTTAAAGATATATTAAAAGTTCTTAATTTAGCTACAAAAGATTTAGACCCAGCTGATATTACAAATACTTATAAAATGATAAAAATTGCAACTACAAAAAAATTAGCAAAGTTTGGTCAAGAACATACAAATAAAAAATAAAGTTACATGTCAAAAAAGTTACAAAACATTAAAGCTGTTCAACAAATGTTGGACGGCACTCATAAGTTTCAAACCAAAAAAACTGTAGGGTTTTCTGATGCAAAAAACAAATCAGAACATCGAGAAGTTGGCGATGTTTGGGAAGAAACTGATGCAAGTGGAAACGTATATGTTGTAGAACAGCGTGAAGGTTTTCGAATTCGTAAAACAAAAAATTCAGATATTTTTCAATCTATAAGAGATGAATTACGTGCATTTCCTAATTGTAGAAAAGACGTATGCACATGTGTTGGTACGCATCATTTAGATCAACAAATGAGAAAGATTCATGGTATGTGTTTTGATTGTGTAATTGAAATGGAACATGAATTAAAAAATACCGGAACATATGAAGAATACGAACGCAATAAAATTCATGAAAATGCATTAGCATGGTTACGTGATGCAGAACGAGATGTTGAACTCTTAAAACAAGCATATACCGAATCAATGAAATTTGTAAGTAATAGTGAAGGCGTTACAGAAACTTGGTCAGCAAAAATGACGCCTGAGGAATTTGAAAATACAATACAAAAAGAATGGGATAAATTCAAAGAAAATTTTATAAAACGATTAAATGGAGAATCAGATGAAAACAATTAAAAAATATTGGGCAATAATTGCCGGAGTAATTTTAGCAATCATTGCTGCTATTTTTGTAAGCGATAAACTCAATAAAAAGAAAGTTACAAAATTAGATAAAAAAATTGATGATAACAATCAACAAATTGATCAACTTCAAGGCAAAACTGAAGTTATTGAAGAACAGCGTGTTGAAATAAAAGAAGAAATTCAAGAAACTAAAACAGAAATTGAAGAATTGCAAACAGCTAAAGAAGAACTACAAGTAGAAGAAAAACCTGTAGAAGAAGCAAAACAAAATATTTTAAACAAAACACGTCGGGGACGTAAATCAAAAAAATAATATGAAACAGTTATTAGTTATATTGTTATTCCCAGTATTTGCATTAACACAAACAAAACCTGATACGTGTTTTACGCAACAAGAAATTGTTGATATTTCATATACATTAGATTCATTATATGCATTAGATTCAATTAACAATGCACTGATTGATAAGTATGTTACATTATCAAAACAGCATGACGAATTAATTAAATTAGATTCATTGCAATTACGTTACAAAGATCAACAAATCGCTCTATTGCAAGAAAACGTAGAAATATATATTCGTAGAGAACGTTATCTTAAACCAAAATGGTATGAAGCAAAGGGATTATGGTTTACTGCAGGAATACTTACAACATTAGGATCTGGAATATTAATCAATGAAATCTTAAAATAATATGTCACAAAATATAAAACAGATTATACAACAGCAGTACACGATGTGTGCTAAAGATCCTGTTTTTTTTATGCGACAA